TTCCGGAACTATATTTATGGTTCTGCTTTGTCCTCGCGAGTTTGTTCCAGTTCGTGTTCTGTCTGTAATTGCGTTTGTCTTTTTATCAATAAATGTTGACTTTGCTGCGCCAGCAATCATCTCAATTAGTTTTGAGTACCAGCCAATTCTTTTTTCCCCACCATCAGCAAGTTGCGTATCAAGAGCAAACATAAGGCCATCAAGCATTTGGTCTGCTTCTTCGGCAGTAAAGTAGATGCTTCCAACGTTTGTTCTTCTGCTTCCAGTCTTTCCTGCTTCATCACTTGAAATCAGTTCAGATAGTTTTCTGAGACCAGCAACTGCTCTCTTGTCGCCATCTTTTGTTGCTCTTCTTATTTCTTTGTCTAGAGATGACTGAACATCTTTGAAGAATGTTGCCTCATCTGTAATCATTGTTTTTCCACCAGAAGAAGTTGAAGCAAACCCTCTTGTTCCAGGTTTGCCAGTGCCGTTAAGTTTCTTTAGGTCTTGTTGAATATCTTTTGCAAGATTTATACTAAATTTCTTGCTTGTTCCACCAGTAGCGGAAGTAAAACTAATAGCGTCACCTTTTGGCTTTGAGCGAGTTTGTCCAGGAATCCATTCGTCATCAACATAGCCAGCCCTGGCTTTTGCAATTTGTTTACGCATTGCTTTTGCTGAAGAAATGTTTAATCTTTCTGCTTTAGTTAATTCACCTTCTTCATATTCGCCAATGTATTCATCGAGAGCCTCTATAGCGCTGTCAAGACTTCTGATAGTAAAGTCGTATTCACCTTCTTGAATTGCAATAGAAACCTTGTCCCACACGTCTCTGTGGTCGTCATTTTCAGATAAATCAGAATCAAACTTTGAACGGTAGTTATCAATTCCTTCAAGCAGTCCGTCTAGTCTTTTTTCTCTTTCCGTCTTTGCATCTTCTGCATTTTTGCTCTTCTTTACTTTTACTGGCTTGACTTCATCTGGGTCTTCATCGTCGGTCAACCTAGGTTTTTTGGGCTGCAGCGCTTCGCTATTTTCAGGCATGTAGCCCATATTTTCTATTTCGCGCTGTTCTGCTCTTCTGCGTTTTTGCTCTGCTTTTTTTTCTGCAGGAGTCATTGCTGCAAGTTCTTCTTTATCCATTTGGTCACCAAGGTCGGCAAGAAGTTTTCTATAAGCAACTGGAGACATACCACTTCCATTTTCTGGATTTGCCTGAGTTAACGCCCATTGAAATTTTTCATCTGTTGTGAGTTCTTCCCAGTTGTCTGGTTTTACTTCGTCAAATGTTTTTCCAGCAAACTTAGTTTCTGTACCAACTTCAGTACCAGCCCTGTTCTTTTCTCCTTCTCGTCTTGCTCTTCCAGGAGCAAGATTTCCTCCTGGAACCATCTCCCCAACCCCACGGGCTCGGCTTGCTCCACCTCCGCGTTCGTCATCGCCAGGACCATCAATACCTGACGCAAATCCAACTCTTGAGGCGCTTATTGAAGGCTTTTTGCTTAATGAAGTAAATGGTTTTGCCCTAGCGCCAGAAGCATCACTTCGTGATGTGTCGGGTGGGTTGTCAATCATTTTTCCTGTTGACCAGTGGTCAACAATCCAGTCTCTTCTGGCAATAAGTAACTGCGCAAGTCTGTCACCATCTGCCGGGTTGCTAATTTGTTGAGATACTAATTTTTTAATGTCGTCGTCTGTTACTTGAGAAAGTTCTTTGACTTGCCTTGCTACCTCGGATGGTTCAATGTCTTTGTAATAGGCTCTAGAAACCCCAGTTTGCACTGATTGACCAGAACGCGTTACGCCATTTATTAAGTTTTCAACTTCGTCTACTTTTGGACCAAATGGAGGGTTTGTTTTTAGACCGCTATAGCGCTGTGCTCTAAATATTAATCCACCTCCAGAGTCTGCCATTACTGCTTCACCGTTGGGGCCCTGGACAATATTGCTCATGTTCCCAGTGCCGTCCCAGTTTGCAAGCCACGCATTCGCAATAAGACTTCTTTGAACAGATGCTTTAAAGTTGGGGTCTCTGGACATTTGAGAATGGCTTACTTCTTTTATTCTGTCATCCCATACGCTGACTCTTTGAAGTTTCCCATTGTGAACACCACGGTTGTAATCAATTGTTGGAACACCAAGGAGTTGATACAGTTTGCTTGTGAGAATTTCTGTCTCTCCTCGGAACTCTTCACCAGACCTGGAGTGTTTTACATAGTAAACCTTTCCAGTCTTTGGGTCCATATATTTTCCTGCTTCGTTAAGTCCGCCAGCGCCGCCAATTTTTTTCCAACCAGTAGTTGTATGAACGTACGGAAGTGGTCCTGGACCAAAAGTTTCAGCATCCCTAAATCCGCCTGTTGGTTGACTTGTGTTTGATGCAAAACGGCGTGGTCCTGCACTTCCTGGTCCCATGTTGGAATACATGGTACGAAGCGCTTTCCATCTAGGGGCAGGCATTTGCCCATTGTTGCTGTCGTGTTCTTGAACAATTTCTTGAGCAATACGAAGCCCTCTTTGCTGGCGAGCCCACGCAACGTATTGTCTTTGCTGTAGTTCGGTCATATCTGTTGGAGCGCCATTATTGACACGCCTTCCAGACGAAGCAAATCCCTTTACCTTCTTAGGGTTAATTATTTCATTTAGGTCATATTTTCCATCAAGTGATTCTGCTGCTTGATGTAAAACACCATAAACGTCAGATGTGACAACTCCATTGTCAAAGGCATCTTCAATTGCAGCAGTAATGTCGTCAAACTGCTTTGGAGTTACTTCAAATTTTCCATTTTTAGATTCTTCAAGAATTTTCTTCATTCCAAGCAAAGGCTGACGATTCTTAGTGCTATCAAGAAGCATGTCAACTTCTTCATTTAATAAACCAACCAAGTCATCATCAAGGGTGATTGAAAGATTTTTTTGAGGAGTAAGTGCTCCGTCTTTGGTGATTTTCTTTCTTGGCAATTTACTTGATGAAGCAATTCCTGGATTTATGCGAGCAAGACCTTCATTCTCTTCAAGAATTCTGCGAGCATCTTCTCTTGAAACAACACCAGTAATTTCTCCACTTTCAAGACCTTCTGCTATTCCTTCATTGATTACGGTGTTTAGTTCGTCTAATTCATCTTGACTAATATCGCCTTGCTCAACGTTGCGTCCGCCGTTAGGTACGCCTGTTAATTCTTCAATTTCTTGGTCTGACAAACCAAATTCTCTTAATTTTTCAAATATAGCCTTATCACGTTCTGCTCGCATATTGCGTGCTTCGGTAGCGTCAACATTTCCGCGTTCATCTCTTTGTATCCCAGTAGGTCTTACAATCCGATTATTGCCACTGCCGCTAGTAGAAGCGAGACCTTGTCTAACTGCTGCATTTTGAGAATCTCTATCAATTCTGTCTGAGACTTCTTCACCAACCGGGTCTTCCCGCATGCCTCGGTTTGTTCTTCTGCCGCGAGGACCAAACGCTTCGTCGTAGTCTGCTCCGTCTTCTTCTCTATCCATTCTTTGAGTAGTAGAAGCAAAACCACGAATTTTTTCTTTTTCAATCTTGCCTCTGTCTGGTCTGTACTCAGAACTTTGACGAGTGTCTTTTAGGAAGTTAATTAGGTCTCCACCAGTAATTTTTTCATCGCCAAATTCTTTTGCTAAAGCAACAATCAGTGGGTTTGCATTATCTTTTGACGCTCCTTCACGGAGAGCATCGGCAAATTCATTTACTAATTCCTTGGGGTCAATTGATGGGTCATTCTCAATTATTGAGTCAAGTGCTCCCTCTAGAAAATAATTTAAATCTTGAGGACTCATTTTCCCAGAAAGCAATTCTTTAGAATCACTTTCAATCATGGTGAAGTTGCCTATATATCGCAATGCTTCTTCAAGGGCTTCTGGGTCTCCACCATCCTTGAGAGTTTTCATAAACGACTCTCTGTCGCCTGCTGCTTGTTCTTTTGCTTCTTTTACTGTTTTATTTCCTCTGCCGGGCTTACGTCTTGTGTTCCAAAATTCTTTAGACGCTTTAATTAATTTTTGAAAATCGTCATCAAATTTATATTTTGCATTATCTACAATTTCTTCAATTTCTTGCTTTTCAAGAGAGGTCCCAGTTTTTTTAACAGAAGAAACATGGGAATCAATCATCTTATTAATGGCATACCCAAGTTCGTCCATAAAATCGTCAATTGCTTTTCTGTCTTTAAATTCTTCAATAACTTTTTCGTCAGAAAGCATTTCTGCTAATTTTCTTCTTGCATTGGATATGGATTTACCAACGCTCTCTTGAAGTTTTTCATCAGTGAGGCTTTTTAATACTTCTTCAGCACCTTCAATAATGGGTGTTTCATTGCCGGTTCTATAGTCAACAGCACGCCTAGCGGCATTTTCTATATCGGTCACTATTGCTTTTGGCAAGTCATTTTTTGATACAACATCTCCGCTTACAGATGTGGGCTGTGGCGTTATTGACCCACCTGATTGGCTGGCAAAAGCCATCGCCGCTCTTCTGGCATTGACTTTTCCGCCAGTCGCTCTATCGTTTACACCTGGAATAGCAGGACGCTGAAACGGCGTTCCTTCTTGAACTAGTCCGTCTCCGTCGCCGTCCCACGCCTTTGGGTCAAAGTTGGCGGAAGCAGCCCTACCGGCTGCCCTTACTTTTCCCGGGCTACCACCGATACTTCTACCGATTCCCTTCTGGGCATTGTCTATAGCCTCAACTAGGTCTTTTGTTACCCCTGACGTAATAAGAATTCCGTCTTCTGTAACTACGGATTCAACCCTGTGGTAATCAAAAATTGGGTCAAGTAAAGATTTGGTACTAAACGCTTCTTCTAATTTGAGTGGTATTAGGTAACCCTTTGTTTCAAGGTCTTCTTTTTCTGCAGAAGAAATAACATCCTGAAGACCTTCAAGAATCGCTTTTAATTTTGAAAGATTTCTTTTGTTGATTGTCTTGCCGACTTTTTCATCAATTTCTTCAGCAATCAAATCTTCTAGTTGTTCAATTTGTGATGCAAGGTCTGATTTTTCATCAGACTTTGGCATGATATCCCCATAACCCTGCTCGTATCCAGGTTTTACCTGCATCGGCATTGATGGCATCTGCGATGGAATAATGGTGCGTGAACCACTATTTCCACTGTTGGTAACCTCTGGCTTGCCAAACATAAATGTTGAGTAATTGTCTGGAGTGTGATAGCCAATTCTATAAACGGTTGGCGCTCCATTGGGGGAGAACTTCATGAATACAGCGGTACTCTCGGTTGCTTCAATCAATTTAATTTTTGAGTTAGTTCTTTCAGAAATTTCTCTTTCAAGACGCTGGCGTTGGTCTCCACCAAGCGGCTGAGCAAGACCTTCGGCAAAAATTGGTTTTTCTGATTCGTATTTGTCGTCGTCGTCTTCCCGAATGACAATCATGTTTGGTTTTTGCGGCATTTGTCCCATCATGTGATGGGGACCCATCATGCCCCAGCCTTTTTCTGAATCAGCCAAAGCAACTGCGTCGTCAGACTTGACAGATATTGTGCCAGTTAGTTGATTAGCACCATGAAGAACTGGAGACACTTCGTAGAGTTCCACTTCTTTGAGAACATTGGCCTGCATGTTTGGGTCAAAGATTGCATCAAGGGTCTTGTAGCCGATTGACCACTCTTGTTCTTGTCCAAAGAAAGCAACATTTGCAAACGCTTCACGACCTTTTTCGGAGTTCAGGTTGAACTGAACTCTTGCGTAGAGTCCACCAATACCGGCATTGAGCATCTTTGACGGGAGTCTTCTGTCTCCTGGAGCAACTTCGTAAATCTCTAGAACTTTACCGATTGGGTCGTTCCAGTTATGACCCCAAACAACTCTTGGTTTACGTCTTTGGAGACTTTTTGCAAAAGCGCCAGATATTAAAACGTCGCCTACGGAGTCTTTGTTTCCAATGCCAGCAACAAAACACTCAACCATGCCCTGTGCTTCATCAATATTAAACTGCCCAGGCATGGCCTTGAACTCAATGTTGGTGCTTGCCATGTTTTCTCCTAAGGCTTAGTAAAACGATAATAAACCACTAAGTGGTGTCGCCAGTGCAAGTCTTGATTTAGTTTATTTATATTGAATATATAAACTACATCCTGGAGCCCATTGACCAGGCAATTCTCGCTTCACTCTCAGCAATTTCGTTCTTCTTCTTTGCTATCAAGTTGGTAAATATTCCAACAAGCGAAGCCCTTAGAGCGGTGGCTTTGTCGTCTTCGTTACCAATATTAAGCGTTCCAAGGATTGCGTTGGTTATCTGTTGTCCTGTTTCGTCGTTTATAGATTTGATTCTTGTTATTTGAGAATTAACCTGCGCAACAACGTCTTCGCTCGTTATTGGAGTTTTGATTAGTGATTTTTCGGCAAATATTGTTTGCGAATCAGCAATAATGGCATTTAGCACTGGCTTGATGTCTTCCTCAATCTGTTTAGACCATGCGTCTAGTTGGAAGATACTTTCAGTATCAAGGAACCCAGAAACAAGTTGTTTCCTGGCTTTTACGCCTGCTGCTTTTTCAAGCACGACTCTCTGCTGGCGTTCAAAAATTCGCTCAAGGCTTCTGTCAAGAATTTCTGTCCATCTGGTCAGTGTTGTTTCCTCTTTGTCATCTGCGGACTTTGTCTGAATCCCACCCTTCGGAGCAGATGCTTGCTGTGGTGCCATTTCTACTGGAGCAGCCTCGGCTGGAGCCATTCCTGCTCCTTCTGCCATTGCCTGACCCTGTGAGGCAAGTTCCATTGCGCCCTGCATCGTTGTCGGGTCTGGTGGAGCACCTTCTGCGCCCGGCATGGCCCCTGGTGGCATTCCTGGGTCTCCTGGTGGCATTCCTGGCATCCCAGGCATTCCAGGCATTCCAGCGCCTCCTGGAGGTCCTGCTACGCCAGCCTGAGCAGGCTGTTCCATTTTCTTCTTGGTATTTGCGATTGGTGTCAAGTTTGGATTGAGAAGAAGCGAGTCTGCCAAATCGCTTTCAACTTCTTTTCTGCCGATTTTGTCTCTGTATTCGTTGAGACTGATTAGTCCTTGCGTGAACTCTTCTTTGGTGTATCTGTTTCTCTCCTGCTCATACAAAATCAAAACAGGGACATTGGATGTATCAAAATCAATGTAATACTCTTCGTCAAGGTCATCTAGCGCTCTGGCGATTGGCTCTAGGTGTGGAAGCATTGTTTCGTTCCAGAAGACTCTAATTTCTTCTCCGGCGTTTGAGAATGTGCGACCAGAAGCATTTCCGATTACTGATTCCGGAACGCCGAAAGAGGCAAGGATTTCTTCTTTTGTAATTTGACGCATCTGAATATAAGCAGCATCCCTAGGGCTTGCTGATGTATCAACAAAATCCGCTCCATCATCTGACGAGATGACGGTTGTTGCACCAACGCGAGAAAGGTTTCCTCTGAATCTGTTTCTTAATTCTTCTTTGTCATCTTCATCTACTTCGCCACGAAGAACAAGAAGACCACCGGGTCTGCCGTCATTTATCAAGTAGTTGCGGTTGTAAATCTTTGCCAAGTTTTCAATTTCAACAGCAATACCAGCAGCCTCAAGCGGAGTCATAGACAAGTACGGGTCAAGTGGGTGAGGTTTTCTAATCCAAATAACATCTTGTGGTCTCATAATAACCACACCGCCGTTTGGCATTTTTACTTCGTATCCAGAAACAAAGTTCTTTGGGTCTGGAATCGGTGCTGTTGATTGTGGCGGAAGAAGGTTTAAAGCAATGACTCCACCGTCTTTGCCGTAAATTTTTTCAATAAAAACACCACGGGTGCTCATTAACAACTGAGAGGAAAGTCTGTACCGGAATATGAAGGAGTTTTCCCCAATATTTGATTTGGTATTAAGAATTTTAAGTATGTCCGAATTTTTGGCTTTAGAGCCTTTAACTATCTCGCCTTGTGGTGAGTTGTCTTTTCTAAGGACGACAGGAAGCCTTGCTTGGTTTCCAGCAATTGCATCAATACACCTAGCCACCCAAGTGACCTTCTGCATTCCCTCTTTGTATACACGCTCAATGTCCCAGGAGTCCGTGTAGGGGCGACCTGCAAAACCAGGGTTATGAGATATGGGCGCACCAGGTCCAACAGCCTTTTCTGACTGATTGTTAAGCGATTTGTTGTTGTAATTGTTCCAAGCCATCTTTACTCAATACCTAATAGGAACCCTAGTATCCCGCATGTAACACCCGCCACTATAAAACCAAACGCAGGCGAAATAACGCCCGCTCCCACACTTGTGAATATAATAAATCCTACCATTAGCGTGTAAGATATAAATGACCTTGTTAACACTCCTCGCATTTTTGCAAAAAAAGTAATAATACTGTTTACTAGTTTGGATATTGCGGTGGTGATGAAATTGCTCATACGACTAACACCGTAGCGCATAAAAAACCTTTATGCCGTAACACCATCGTGAGAAAAATATGACCGACTGGGCAAAAGTTTTAGAATACCTAGAACCAAAGAAGCCTCCATTTTGTCCTGAAGAACCATCTTTGACACAAAAAGTATTTCTTAGAACAAATGCAATTGAAGCCCTATTTGGCGGTGCTGCGGGTGGAGGAAAGTCATCTGCGCTGCTCATGTCCGCTCTTCAATATGTAGATGTGCCCAACTATTCAGCGATTCTGTTTAGGCGCACATACGCCGACTTGGCACTTCCTGGTGCTTTGATGGACAGATTTAAATCATGGATGGACGAAATGGATGGCATCCACTGGAACGCAAACAGTTATGTCGCCACTTTTCCTTCTGGTGCAAGAATCTCCTTTGGATACTTAAACAACACCAACGACTATCTCAGATACAAAGGTTCGGAATTCCAGTTTATTGGAATGGATGAAGTCACAGAAATCCGAGAATCTGACTATCGGTATATGTTCTCTCGTTTGCGACGCCCTGCTTCTGGACCTCTATCTCAAGTACCTCTTCGGATGCGTTCGGCCTCAAACCCAGCCCCCAATTGGGTTCGCCAGCGTTTTATTATAGAAGGACTGTCAACTGGTCGCATTTTTGTACCCTCAAAACTTACGGACAACCCTGGAATTGACGCTGATTCATATCGTCAAGCCCTTCAGGCCCTTGACCCAATTGAGCGTCGCCGTCTTGAAGAGGGTGACTGGTGGAGCACGACGCTTGGAACCATGTTTGACAGAGAATCGATAGTCATTATAGATACTGAAGACGTACCCGTTGTCTCATCTGCGGCAAGAGCAGTAAGGTTTTGGGACTTGGCTGCGACCGAGCCTTCTCAATCAAACCCTAATCCTGACTGGACCGTGGGTACTTTGATGCTGTTTGACTCTGGAATTGCCTACATTCTGGATGTCAGAAAAGCAAGAGTCAAAAATGAGAAAGTGGAGCAATTTGTAGCCCAGACAGCATATGAGGATGGTCGTGGGGTAAGCATCAGGATGGAGCAGGAACCAGGCTCTTCTGGAAAGGCTCTTGTAGACCAGTACGCCAGATATGTCGTTCCGGGGTACGATTTCCAAGGAATTCGCTCAACTGGTGACAAAGTGACCAGAGCCAGACCGTTTGCGGCTGCCGCAGCCAACGGAAACGTAAGGATTGTTAGAGGACCGTGGCTTACAGACTGGCTAGATGAACTTTCTACATTTCCTGAAGCATCGGACCACGACGACCAAGTTGACTCGGCTGTTGGGGCTTTCACATATTTAACAGGTCTAGGGTTGCCACAAAGAAAAATCGTCAGTATCATCGTCTAGGTACTAACTATTGGAGGTTATAGGTGTTAAACCCAGCAGACCTTTCTGCACTATTAATTAAACTTGACGATTATCTAAATAGCGAAGAAGTTCAATCTTTGCCACTAGACGAAGCCCTTTCTCAACTCGTGGCACTCAATGATGTAAAAAAAGAACTAGCAGGTCTTTACGACTCATATGCGGCAAAAATGACGCACAGAATGCAGTCAGAAAATTCCACAATCATCACTCTTCGTTCAGGTGAAGAAATCAAATGTATGACTGGAGCCCCACGCAAGAAGTGGGATAACGAAAATTTAATGTCGGCTGTTTACGACAGAATTCATCAGTCTTCCGTTGATATGGATACTGGAGAAGTCGGGTTGTCGGATAAAGAAATGGTCATTAAACTCCTTGACTACCTAAGCCCTTCCTATTGGCGGGTTAAGGCTTTAAACGACATAGGAATTAACGCTGATATGTATTGCGAAACTGGCGAACCAAAAACCAATGTCGCAATCTATGG